TTTTAGTCAGGTAGGTAGTGAGCAAGTTACTAATGGCGACTTTGCATTAAATAGTAATTGGAACGGAGTTGGTACTAATGGTTGGAGTATAGATACAAATACACAAACATTAAATTTTACAGATGCTACAATTTATGTTTTTCAAAACATTAGCACAGTACAAAATAAGAATTACAAAGTTGTTGTTGATGTAGAATTAACATCAGGGACTTTAAGAGTAAAATCTTTTCATGGAGAAAATATAATTACAATAAACACTACAGGTAGACAAACTCTAACTGCATATTTTAAAGAAACTGACACAAATGCTAATTTTGGTTTTGAAGCTGTAGGTTCTAATGTAAGTGGTAAAGTACATAGCGTATCAGTAAAAGAGGTTGGGCAAGATTGGGATTTTGGTGCAGGTTGGAGTGTAGGAGATAGTAAAGCAGTTGGAGATGGTACGACTTTTGAAGTATTAATACAATCTAACATACTAACAATAGGAAAGTTTTATAAACTTAATTTTGAAATAAAAGATTATGTTAGTGGTACTTTTAGATTGCTACCAAGCACAAGAGCAGATGGTGCAGATATAAGGTTTAGTGGTAATGGTACACAAACTGTTTATTATCAAAGTGCATCAACAACCCTAAACATTCAACAACAACAATTTTTAGGTTCAGTAACAAACATATCAGTCAAAGAAGTAGGGCAGCATTGGACATTTGGTACAGGGTGGTCTATAGATGGTACTAACTTACTATCTACTGATTCTGCACAATATGTATCTGCTAATCAAAACGTAGCAGGAATTACTTTAGGAAAAACATATAAAACTACTATTAATGTAAATTCTATTAGTGGAGATTATATTATAAAATTTGGTTCAAGTGGTACTGTACACGCATTATCTTCAGGGTTAAATACAATTAACGCAGTTTGGGATGGTTCTAATAATAGTTTAGCAATATATAATAACACATCTTCTACAGGAAATATAAGTATAGATTACATAGTAATACAAGAACTAAAGCATGATGCTACAAACCTTATGCTTAATGCAGGTGCTTATCAGTCAGCTAATCCACTAATCACTTCTACTAAGAGTATGGAGTTTGATGGTAGTGATGAGTTTTTAGAAATAGGAAGTGCTTTAGATTTTAATTCAAAAGATTTTTCAGTAAGTGCTTGGTATAAAACTACTGATACAGAATTTAGAATTATACAAACAAGAAATACAGGTTCACTTACTACTAAAGCAGGTTGGCAAATTAGCACATTAACAGGTAATAATTGGAATAACACAATAATTGAAGATACATCAGGAAATTTTATAAGTTTTGTAAACTCAGAAATGACTAGCCTTGCTGACGGAAACTGGCATCATATTGTTATGACTTTTGATACTTCAACAGGTACAGGTCGTTTATATGCAGATGGCTTGTTGTTAGATACACAAACTAATGCTGCACTTATTAATTCCAATGTCAATAGTACAGATTCTTTAATAATCGGTGGTGCTAATTCAGGTAGCCAAATGTTTGATGGTAAAATTACTGAAGCAGGTACTTGGGATAGAGTTCTTACAGATTTAGAAGTAGCATCACTATACAATCAAGGTATGCCTACTAATCTACTTGTAAATAGAAACAACTATCAATCAGGTAACCCTACAGTATTTAATACTAAGCAAGTTGATTTTGATGGTTCTGATGTCCATTTAAAAGTAGACAGTGCTTATGGTACTTTTACAGGTTCTATATCTTTTTGGTACAAAAGAGATAATACAACAGGTACTCAATATTTATTTGATGCTAGAGGAGATGCAGGTAGTGGTACAGGTTATGCTTTGTTTAGCAGTTCACAAACAGTAAGTATACCATCAGGCACAAGATATGTAAATGGTGTTGCAGGTAATATATCAATGCCTTCAGGAGAATGGCATCATTTAGTAATTACAGGAATTAGTTTAGTTATAAATGAAGATATAAAATTTGGAACTAGACATAGTGTTGAAAGTAATTTAGATGGTCAAATAAGCCAAATAGGTTTATGGAATACTACACTAACTGCTGACGAAGTATCTTCTTTATACAATCATGGATTACCTATTGACTTAAATACAGACCAAGCAGCTTATGCTTCTTCATCTAACTTAGTAGGGTATTGGAGAATGGGTAGTGGTACACTAGATACTTTCCCATTAATAGCAGACCAAACAAATGCTACTTTAGGTAGTGAGTTGGTTACTTGTGGAGATTTTTCTTGTGCTGACCCTAATGCAGAATGGATTACAGAAACAGGTTGGAGTTTTAGTGAAGGTAATGCAAATAGAACTAATACAGGAACATTTACTGCTTTACAACAAAATATATTAGAAAGTGGTAAAACATATAAAGTAATATTTACTATAAATTCTATTACAAGTGGAGAAATTTTTGGTATAAGATTAGGCTCAAACTATATATTAAGGAATAGTTCAGAAGCAAAGACATATATAGGTTATGGAGTTGCAAATGGCACAACGTTATCTATAATGGGTAATCAGACTTTTGCAGGTTCTGTTTCTAGTATATCTATAAAACAAGTAAATGGCAACCCTGCAATAATGACAAATCAAACAGCAAGTGATATTGAGAATGGTAGTCCTTTTGCTAATTTAGTACAGAATGGTGATTATAGCGAGGATACAACTGATTGGTTAGGATTTCAAGGTAATTTAAGTGTTTCTAATGGCAATTTAATAGTTACTGCAACTGCAAATAGTGATACTAGGGCAAGAACAACTGCTAGTATGCCAACAGTTGTAGGTAAAACATATTTAGCAACTGCAGAATTGAAAACTATGTCAGGCACTAAAGTAGGTGTTGCTAACAATAATGGAACTTCATTTACTTATTCAGGTGATGTGCAAGAATTAACATCAACAGGTTTTTTTAGTTATACGTTTACTGCTACAAACACCAATACAGGTTTAGTTTTTAAAATGTTTGGTGCAAATACAGGTGAAAGTTTTAGTTTAGACAACGTAACATTAGCAGAAGTAAACACAGGATTACAAGGATATTGGAAGATGGGAGATGGTACTAATGATGAGTTTCCTGTTATCTTTGACCAAACAGACCCTACATTAAGTGCTGAACTTGTTACTAATGGCGACTTTGCAACTGATTCAGATTGGACAAAGGGTACAGGTTGGACTATATCAGGTGGTAAAGCTAGTCAATCAGGTGGTAATGCTACTTTACAACAAAGTGGAATATTAACTGCTAATAAAATATATAAATTAGTTTTTGAAATAACTGAAATAACAAGTGGAAGTGTTAGATGTTATTTTGGTGGTAATTATAGTACATACAGAAGCAGTACAGGTACATACACAGAATATATAACTAATGGTAGCACTTCTACTTTTTTTATACAAGGTAATGCATCATTTGCTGGTTCAATAGACAACGTATCAGTAAAAGAAGTACAAGGCAACCCAGCCACTATGACAAATATGGTAGAGGGTAATATTACTAACATACACCCACTAACAAAAATTAGAAACTACTATAGAATGGGAGATGGTATATTAGATGGCTTTCCTATTATACAAGACCAAACAAGTCCTAATCTTGCACATATACCTACTACTAATTTAGTACAATATAGTGAGGTTTTTGAATTATCAGGTGGTGCATCTAGTTTAATTGGTGTTACTGCTGAAGCAACTCATTTAGCACCTGATGGCACTAATACAGCTACAAAATTATCAGAAACTACCGCAAATAGCCAACACTATGCTGCTGTAAATCACATTTCAGTTGTAAGTGGAGAAAATTACACAATATCATATCATATTAAAAAAGGTAATGTAGATGAAGTTTTTGTATTTACACAAAGTTCTAAAATAAGTGTAAAAGTTAAATTTAAGTTTAGCACAAAAACTATTATTACAGACACAGGTATTTTACCTGCAACAGTTAAAGAATTAGATAATGGTTGGTTTAGAATAAGTATGACAGGAACTTGTATATCTACAGGTTTGATGCAACTATATTTACCTGTTGAAGATTTAGATACATATACAGGAGAAACTGCTAACCATACATTTTATTGGGGTTGGCAAGTTGAACAACAAAACCAACCAACACCTTATCTGAAGTCAGATGGTATAGCAGCAGTAAGAAAATCATCTACTACTAACCTAATACCTTATAGTGAAGATTTTAGTCAAAGTGATTGGACTAAACAAAGTAACACTACTGCTACTTATAATACTACAGAAACTACAAGCCCTATCGGAACTAATAATGTTACAAAATTAGTTGGTAATGGTACTGATGGTATTTTTAAAGGTAGTATAAGTGTAACAGGTGTAATTGCTAGGTCTGTTTACTTAAAAAGTGTTACAGGTACAGTAACTTTGAAATTAAAAGACCCTAATGCAGGTGGTGCAGGGGTAGAAACTATTTCAGTAACAACTGAATGGCAAAGATTTAGTTTAGTTGGAGATAATGGTATTTCTTTGCAAGGTATTTTTATTGATGATGTACCTGCAAGTGGGGTTTATGTTTGGGGAGCCCAAGTAGAACAACAAACACAAGCAGAAACTTATGCTAAAACAACAGGATTACCTGTAACAATAGATTTATTTACAGAAAACAACTATGGTACAATGACTAATATGTCTGCATCAGCTATAGTAG